TAAAGAAAGAGCAGATGATGTTCCAGCAAGACTATCAAAAAATGAGTTTGTATTTACTGCAGATGCTGTTAGAAATGCAGGAGGCGGAGATATAGATAAAGGAGCAGAGATCATGGAGAACATGATGGAGAATTTAGAAGCAGGTGGTAAAGTATCCGAAGCGTCACAGGGATTATCTGGTGCTAGACAAATGTTTCAAACATCACAAAGATTGGAAGAAGTATTATAATGTCAACAACACAACAACGAAATTTATTTAACCCAAAAATAGAAGCATTATCAGAAAAGTATACTGATGCTATGGGTAAACTGGCGGCAACGCCATTTACAGGTGCACAAATATCAGCAATAGCACCGAAGGTTGCACCTCAAACAGCCTTACAACAAAGAGCAACACAATTAACAGGTGCAGGTATTGGATCTTTCCAACCCTTTGTAACAGCAGCACAACAAGCTGCGGGTACAGCAGGAACTGGTTTAGGTCTAGCACAAACTGGATTAGGTGTTGCAGGTCAAGAATTAACAGGAGCAGGGACAACATTAGGAACTGCCGGTACACAATTAACCGGAGCACAACAAGCTCTTGGTACGGCAGGGACAACGACCGCAGGAGCACAACAATTTATAGGTGCAGCAGGAACAGGATTAGGTGCAGCAGGGACTACGCTTGGTGGAGTATCTCCATTTATTGGTGCAGCAGGAACAGGACTTGGTGCAGCTGCAGCTTTAACTGGTACAGGTGCGGGTACAGGAGCAGGATCATTATCTTCTTACATGTCACCATACCAACAACAAGTTATTGATACAACATTAGCAGAGTTTGACAAACAAGCAAAAGCAAGACAACAAGCTATATCAGATCAAGCAGTAGCATTAGGTGGTTTTGGTGGTGGTAGAGAAGGTGTTATGCAATCAGAATATCAAACAGCTTCAGATAAAAATAGAGCAGCACTACAAGCTCAATTACAAGCACAAGGATTTAGTCAAGCACGAGCTGCAAGACAAGCAGATTTACAAAACCAAATGGCATTATCACAAGGTCAATTAGGTTTAGGTCAAGCAACAGGATCTTTAGCTGCACAACAAGCAGCACTTGCACAAGGTCAATTAGGATTAGGTCAAGCACAACTTGGTTTAGGTTCTGCACAGGCACAACAAGCAGGTCAGTCAGCAGGTATGGCTGGTCAAAGAGCAGCGCTTGCACAAGCACAAGCAGGTTTTGCTGGTCAAAGAGGTGCAATGGCAGGACAACAAGCAGGTCTAGCACAAGGTCAATTAGGACTAGGACAATTCCAACAAGGATTAGCTGGAGCACTACAAGGATTCCAAGGAACAGATATAGCAAGAGCGGGTCAGGTGGGCGCCGCAGATCAAGCTTTTGCAC